GGCGTGGTGGTTCCCGCAACCCAGGAGACCGATGCGGGAGCCGTGACCGTGGAAGAGGTCTGGGTGTAGGAGTAGGATGTAGACGCGGACGACAGCACCTTGCTCTGCCCACCGAAGTAGACGGTGTCAAAGTTGGTCATCAGTCCCTCCAAGTTGGTGTTCATACCGACGAAGGAGAACTCGGACGCACCATAGGCACACGAGCCGACGGAGGTTCCCGTGCCCGTGCCCGAACCCGTGCCCATACCCGCACCGTAGTAGGTGTTGGTCGGGAAGAAGGGAGACCACGGCTGCGTTGGGTCCAGCACACCCTGGGTTGCGGAGGACACGGAAGACGGGGAACCAGGCATGGTGCCGTAGGGCAGCCACGAGGTCAAGGCATCTTGGACGAGGGAGAACAGCCCCGTGTTGTAGTCATACTCAAAGTAGGGGCATCGGGTTCCGCCGAAGGTTGTGTCCAGGTTTGCCTTATACATGACCGTCCTATACGCCGTCGTGAGGGCATTGTTCAGGATGTCCAGCCAGTGCGAGTAGGAGTAGACAAAGTAGTAGTTGGACTCCGCCTGGCGAGGAACCGCCGTCGTCGGGACAATTGTGAACGGTGCCTGGTTCTCAGGAACCCAGGTGAGCGGAACCGTAGCCACATAGGACCGAGGAGATGCCGTCGTAGACGTGCCACTACCGATGGATGTGCCGATGGAGAGACCAAAGGACACGGTGTAGATGGTCAGGTTGATGTCCGTTCCCGTCACAATCTGCGGAACCAGAATCGGCAGGGTCTTCTGGCATCCGTTGAGTGAGATGTTGTCCACGCTCACCACATACTGGCTCGTGTCCTTGATGAGCGGGAACTGGCGGGTGTCCTGGAAGTAGATGGTCGGGTCATCCGTGGTCTGGTTGGTCGCAACCGTGTTGTTGACGATGGTGGCGTTGTAATACACATACTCACCGTCCGCCGAGGAACCTGTCTGAATCCGCTGCGTGAACGACATTTGTAAAAGGGAACGTTTTGTTTTTGCCTTACTTACCGACCATTTGAGGTCGTCAGCGACCGATGAGGTTGTAGGTGAAGCCGCTGACGAAGTCGTCGGGGGGGATGCCCGTGGACTTTACGAGAGCCGTATACTGGGGTAAATCCAGATGCTTCAAGTAGAGACGGGTAAGGCAATGACGTCCACACGTGTTATTGTCGTTCCGCTCCTTCTGGAACTTGACAGCATTGGACTTGATGGTGTAGGGAGATGCGTGGAGCAACTTGGTGAGGTGGTCCGTGTCCTGTCCGAACTCGTGGAGTTCACCCTTGGACAGCCACTTCTTCTCGCCGTCGGGCTTGTAGCCGCCATACGGGTCAAAGTATTCAATGATGGGCTTGTCGCGGAGTTTCAGGAGACAGACCCAGTGTCCCGTGGACTCATTCTCCGTTAGGTAGAGCAGCATCAGGCGACCCTTCTCGTCCAGCACCTCGTCTATGCTCCGTGCTTTCAGCAGGTCGGGGTAGGACACTATTTTCAACGTCGGAATGACCTTCCGCATGTCCGTCTCCGACAGGGCGTATGACTTCACTTCCTCCGCTCTGCCCCCCTTCCGCAGGGCGTCCGCCTGTTGGATGGCTCTCTCCAACTCCACTGGTTTGCGGGAGAGTGCTGTCCCGCCCACGTAGGTCCTGAATCCTGACCGTCTGCCCATCGTGTAGGGGGAAATCTGAAGGTGTGGGGGCATCCTTTACACTGTTGGACGGGTAAATAGTGATGCGTTCTAAACCATTGGCTTCCTCGGGCTTTGCGATGTCCTCTACCTTACCAAACTTGTCGGTGAAGACGGAGAGGATTTCGGGCGGGATTAACGGGCTGATTTCTTGGAGTCGGTCAATCTGGTCCCGCACATACTTCAAGAGAGCCGTGGGGGTTTGTCGCTCCGAACGAGGCAACCCCAGTTCAACCGAGAGGAATCGGTAGAGGCGGGAATACTGGATGGAACTGATGCGGTGTCCTTCCTGTCGCTTTGCCCAGCCGAAGTAGGACCCAGTGGTGTTGAGGACGGACACGAACAGCGAAGACACCCCCAGAACAACGGGGGTATAGGACCATCCTTGAAATATTTGCTCACTGCCGACTGACAGGAACCCAGTGATGGCGGAGAGGATGATGACGGGGAGGTCAATGAAGGTCTTCCGTCCGTCGTAGAGTTCTTCTGCCCGTTTATGACACCACGCAAGACAGTTTGCCTTCTCGCCCGTTTCACGGAAGTAGTCCTCCAGAGAGTGATGCCATGTGATGAGAGGTCCCTTGTCGGCATCATTGCTCATTTGTAGAACCGCAAGATTCCAGAAAGGTCCCAGGAACCCAATGGGTAGAAAAGGACCCCTTTTGGGACAAACACTCCCTAGGGAAGTTGAAAAAGTGAGATGCCTCAACTTATTTTTTTTTCTACCTCTCTTTGAGTCAAAATGGTCAAATATGTTCCCAAAATCAAATCCTTACCTGCTATTCTATGTAAAAATGTATGTCTGTGACCTGTTTAGGTCTTGGGAAATCGCCTTAATTCTGCTTCCCATTCTTTTTTAGAGTTGCGGGTATTTACTCAGACGTCGTGGTCTGCGTGAGCCGCGGCGGCGACCCCGTTCATGCTCCACTCGGGCGGAGGAGGAGGAAGTGCCCCGTTCCGCCCTACCGCGGCGTAGGCGGCGATGTAGCAGACCTCGCATCGGTAGAGACGCTTGTTGTCGGGCATCTTCAGGAACCGAACCCCGTGGGCTCCGCTGTGCCTCCCGCAGGGGCAGTTCCGCTTGTGGATGCCGCCGAATGCCGCGTTGGCGGGGATGCGACCCTCGTCCCGTGCCAGACGGAACAGGGCTTGTGCCTGTCGCCTAGCGGGGAGGTTGTTGAAGCCGTCAATCGCCCTCTGGGGGCGGTCGGGGTCGTTGTTCCGAAGGTCTACGCGGTTGTGGACGACGACGAGAGCGGGTCCGCCTCCGCCTCCGCCTCCGCCTCCGCCGAGAACTTGGGGAACTGGAGCGGGAACGCCGCCCAGCGGGACGTAGGGAATAGGGGCTCGGCAGAGGGGGCAACACGCCCTCCGCTCTCGCGTCAGACCCCAGCCCGTCTGGACGCTCTGGATTCGCGGTTGGCAGTCGGCACAGAAGGTGTGCCCGTTGGGGCAGATGGGGGCTCGGTCGCGTAGCACGTTCTCGTCGTAGCAGATGGGGCAGTCGTGGTCGCCTGGCTCGGCGGGAAGGTCGGGGATGGAGGACATTCTTGGCTTGGGGGGGAGATGCTATGCCGTGAAGCATCTGAATCCGTTTTTTACGTTCCAACCCTGATTTTTACCCAGCATCTACCAAAACCCCGACCCTCGGGGTGGTGCCTCCCTGAAAAGACCCCGATGCCTCTAAAAACGCGTGTTGGAACCCTAAAAACGGATTCTCGGACATCACGGCAAGAGGTGAGTGCCCCCGACGACTACCTACTACTCTACCTTCACAATGTCTTCTACTACCTTCACCTCCTACATCCCTGCCTCCGACCTCTCCATCCAGGACCTCCGAGCCCTGAAGAACCACTCCGACCGAGACATCCGCACTGCCCTCGCCAGGGACGGGGCGACGAACCCGTTTCGCCAAGAGAACAAACACAGCGGGTTCAACGGTCTCCACGACCGCTCAATTGCGACGGACGAGGACATCCTCTTCAGCGGCGTAAACAGGGAGGGCAACGGCGTCGCAATGTTCCACGAACTGGAGGACGGCACCGTCCGAATGGTTCTGCCGCTCGGCACTCCGCCCGACCAGGTCGCCAAGTTCACCGCCCGACTGAAGTTGGAGGAGCGGAAGTCCAAGTTAAAGGCACACCTGAAGAAGAAGGTTGCCGAGAAGACCAAGCCCAAGCAGAAGCGGGAGCGGACGGAGACCGCAGAGGAGTATGCGGCACGGTGGAAGGCGACCGCCGAACTCCTCGGTAAGGAGGAAGCCGCCAAACTCCAAGACGCCGAGTTCTGGGAGGGACCGCAGCAGGTCGCGGCGATGGACTAGACGTCCTACAAACGGGCAGGGGCGAACCCGACAACCCCACATTTTTAAATGCCGAGTAAAACGCAAGTTGGAACGGCAAAAACGGAAGTGGTTTAGGTAAAGTAGACGGACTACACCCAAGACAAGATGAACACCGCCACCTTCACCCTTCACGCCATGCGTCTCCTGACTACGAAGAACCTCGTCAAGCCCGACCACGCCCAGACCCTCACCTGGAAGGATGAGGTAGACGGGTGGACCTACACCCTCCACGCGAGTTGGCTCTACCAGAAGGGCGACCCCGACGAACTGTGGCACGACGTCCACGTCACAGCGAGAAAGAAGGGCGAGAGGCACACTTTCTCGGTATGGTTTGAGAAGGAGGGTGAGCACTACAAGGCGGTTTAGAGAGGCACCCACGAATAGAGCGACGGTAGTTTCGGAACATTACTTCTTACTCACTTTTTCTTTACGGTTGAGCCGCCAGTAAGAAGTGCCGTAGTAAAGGTAAATGTATGCTGCGAAGGGTAAGGGCTACTTGGACAAGCAATACCAGACCGAGAAGAAGATGTGCTATATTCGGACACCCCCTGAACTCTGGGAGCAACTGAACGCCGAGTTCCATTTCACGCTGGACACATGCTCCTCGGACAAGAACCATCTGTGCCCTGACTACTTCACCGCTGAGACCGATGGCTTGAAGTCGGATTGGGGGACGCATACTGCCTACTGCCACCCAATGTATGACCGCCACCTCCCCAAGTGGGTTCAGAAGTGTGCCGAGCGTAAGGAGGGAGTCAGCGTGATGCTGCTTCCCGCCTCCACCCATACCGTCTACTTCCACAAATACATTTGGAAGAACCCTAACTGCGAAATCCGTTTCCTCGCGTGTCCGCACAAGGGCGGTAAGGCAGGATGGTATATGGCTACGGATGATGGAGAGGTGTCGTCTAGTGTTGGGTATATTCGTCCTTTGATGGTGCTGGTCTTCACTCCGTCTTGCGGTCCTCGTGAAGCAGGAATGCCTCCGTCTCGGTGATGGCGTAGTTCGGGTAGTTCTTGTAGAGGCAGACCCAACGGGACCCGCCGCGACGGATGTGTCCGATTTCCTCCTTTTCAAGTCCGAGGTAGGTCTTCAGCAGGTAGTTCAGGGCGTGGGCACCTGTGGAGAGCGGGTAGACCACGATGTGCGTCGCCTCCGTGAGTAGGAGACGGGTCTTGGAGTAGTTGGTGAGGTAGTGCGTCAGGCACAGCATCGTAATGTTCTCGTGGCGACCCATGATGGCAATGTCATCAATCAGTTGCTGAATGACCTTCTGCTCCTTGCCTTGGAAGGTGTCGTAGTCGTCAAAGATGACCAGTGAGTCGCTCAACTTCTTCAAGTCCTCGGTCGTCTTCAACGGCGTCTCTACCAGTTTGGCGGGTTTCAGGCGAACGCACTGACGACCCTTCATGCTGTCCAGCGTGTCATCGGCTTCCAGTTTGGAAATGAGGTAGACCTGACGGTCAGGGAACTGCTTCATATACTGCTCGGCGATGCCCTTGGCAATGTGCGACTTGCCGCTGCCCGATGCTCCCGCAATATACCAGACCTCACGCTTCTTCGGGTCAGGCGACGGAATGAGTTGGAAGTGCGACCCGTGGGGCAGTTTGACGTGGGTAGACGCATCTTCCCGTGCGGCACCGCTCATCTCCTCGTAGGCATCCATAACCCCAGGGAGCCGAGCAATGTCGGGCGAGAGATGGTCGGGCGGTATGCCACGGGCAAAGGACTCTTGGAGGACACGCATCACGTCCTGCTGCTTCCGTGCGGGGAGTTTGGCGAGACGATGCTTCCCCAACTCCAACTCCTGGACTCCACCCTTCCCACCCTTTTGTCCGTCTTGGTGTAAATACAGCGTGTCTCCGTTATATTCCCCACCCTTGACCTTGGCGATGGCGACACCCCCCTTGCCCTTCTCAAAGTCAATGCTTACGGGCGACGGCATTTGTTTACCCAGAACATTTTCTCCTGCGGACTTGGGACGAACTTACACCTTTGTAGGGCGGTAATCCTTACGCACAGGAAGTAAACGTCCCACCTCCAACTGATGCTTGGTTTCCTCTTGTAAAAGGTCTTTTAGTTTGGGAAGCAACGCCCTTGGGTTGGAAGCGTGGTCAAAGTCAGGGAAGTAGAGTTTCGCCATGCGGTCCCGCATCTGGTCCAACTCCTTCCGCTTCCTCGCTGGGGTCATTGCGTCAGGGAACTCCTCCATCAACTCCAAGTCCGAGACGACGGTGTAGACCGCACCCAGCGGGGAGTTCAGGACCCGACGTAGTTCGCCCTCGTCCGTGAGGTTGCCCTTCTCCTTCGCTAGGGACAGCATCCGCTTGGCGACCTTGACCCAGTTCTCCTCGTCCTCGTAGAGCAGAATGTCCTCCGCCAGAGCGTCCTTCAACGGCTTGGTCTGTGCGAATTGCTTCTTGCCGTCGTGCCACAGAATGATGTTGCTGACCTCAATATACTTGTCATTGACCCACGCCACGGCGTCCACCTTCGTGATGCCTGTGGACTTGAACGCGTCCTCCAAGTAGAAGGTGTGCTTACGGAACGTCTTGTGCCCCGCATAGACCTCCGCGGGAGTCCACCGCAGAACTCCGAACCGCAACTCCTTCCTCGCCCTCAACTTCTCGGGGACCGTGAGATGCTCCTTCAGGAGTTTCTTGGCTTCCTGAACCTCGCCCTCGGTCAGAATCCCATCCTGCCACAACTGACCCAGATGCTTGACCTCGGCTTCGCGGTCATATTTGCTGCTCGTCAACAAGTTCCACGCCTGAACCTCGCCGCACTTGATGTCCGTAATGGTCGCCACCTTCTGTGTCCGCTTCACCAGGGCTTGAAACGTCTTGGCACTGGTGGACTTCAACGCCACCGCCT